TCAAATCGGTGATCGTGAAAACGCTGCCGGTTATCGTGACGGTGCGGCTCCTAATGGACGCTCTACTGAGTCACCTAATCGCGTTCGTAAACTGAAGAATCGTTACGCTGGCGTTGATCGTGCAGTCAATAAACTGACCAAGGAAGAAGAAGTCCTTGAGTCTGATCACGATGATGCAGTGAAGAAGTTCCTGGCTAGGGGTGGAACCATCAAGAAGGGTGAAACCAAGCCAATGGATCCTAAGCTCAGCGCTACGAGCAAGGCTTCAAAGGGCGGTAAGTCTCAGAACGATGCTAAGGCAATCGGTGATACTCACGCTGTAAAGGCTGCTAACGAGAAGCGTGCTAAGGGAACCCTTGGTGACTACTCATGGCTTCACAAGCGTTTCGCTGAAAAGCGTGCAAAGAAAGACTAAGATGATCGGCTTTAGAGAGTTTATGGAAGACGCACGAGTGGAGGTCAATGCGACCTCCGGCTCAACCGACAACCCGCGCACTCCTGGCTCTAGCACCAAGAAGCGTATCAATATCTACAAAGAAAATGAAGAGCTTGCCGAGATCAGCAAGAAGCGACTAGGTTCTTATATCGATGCCAACGACAAGGAGAGCAAGAAAGACTCTACTTACGGTGGTGACGGTCATAAAGCCAAGAAGAGACTTAATGGTCTGCTCAACGCTTTCAATAAGAAGCGTGGTGCATCTAAGGTGAAGGCTACGAATGAAAGTGAAGACATTCAGGAAGTTAGCAAGAAGCGCCTAGGCAACTACATGGATGCTGCTCGCGATCGTATCAAGACTCGCTCGGGTGAATCTTCTCAGCAGCAGAAGAACATCGATAAAGCGGCTCATGGAATGGACCGTGCTCGTCATAACTATGAGCGATCTAACCACAACGCGGCGGCCTATCAGGCTGCTACGAAGAAGGAAAAGATCGACGCTGAAATCATTAAGCGTAAGCAAGGCATCATGAAAGCTGCGAAGAAATTTAACAAGAAGAAGACAGGCGAATGAAGCTAATCCGCGAACTTACTGAGGACTTTTCGTACCTCACCGAGGCTGACGATTCTGGTAAGAAGAAGCTCTATATCGAGGGTATCTTCTTGCAGGCAGACCTCAAGAACAAGAACGGTCGAGTTTATCCTCTGTCCGTGATGGAGCAGGAAGTCAACCGCTACATCAAGGAAAAAGTTGAAGGCAAGAGTGCCTTCGGTGAACTCGGTCACCCTGCTGGCCCAACGATCAATCCTGACCGCATCAGCCACCGCGTCGTGTCACTGACTCGCGAAGGTAGCAACTATGTCGGTAAGGCACAGATCTCATCTACTCCACTCGGCGATATCGCACGTGGGTTGATTGAAGATGGTGGTCGTCTTGGCGTATCATCACGCGGCATGGGTTCGCTCCGTGAACGCAATGGCGTCATGGAAGTACAAGGTGATTTTCGACTCGCTACAGCGGGCGACATTGTAATCGATCCATCGGCTCCCGATGCGTTCGTGAACGGTATTATGGAAAATGTGGAATGGATCTACGACGAGAAGAATGGTTGGAAAGCCCTTGAGATCGCCGAACAGATCAAAGAAGAAGTGCATAAGAACTACAAGAAGCTCGACGAAGGTCAAGTTTTGAGAATGTTCTCGCATTTTATTAAAAACTTGTGATTGTATAAATAAATCAAAATAGATTAAAGGAGCTAACATGGCTGAGAAAGAACTCAAGGAGTTTCAGGCTGACGGTGAAAACTCGTCAATCGCTGACCCAATCGCTAAGGATGCCGGTAGTCGTAAGGCTGACGTATTCAAATCTGCAAATCCAAAGGCTGACTCTGTAGAAGACCTCGAAGGTCAGAACAAGGGTGAGAAGCTTATCGGTTCGCAGAAGTCTGTATCACAGGCACCAGCTCGCAAGGCTGACAAGCGCACTGTTAAGGAGTCTGTCGACGAAATCTTCGAAGGCGAAGAGTTCTCGGAAGAGTTCAAGGCAAAGATCGGAGCAATCTTCGAAGCAGCACTCATCGAGCGTGTTGCTGAAGAAGCTGCAGAGATCGAAGAAGCATTCAACGAGAAGCTTGATGAAGAAATCGCTGCTCTCAACGAAGGCATCGAAGAATATCTCGACTACGTAGTAGAGCAGTGGCTCGAAGAAAATGAAGTCGGCATCGAGTCTGCTACCAAGGTTGCTATGGCTGAGTCCTTCATGGATGACCTCAAGGGTCTCTTTGAAGCACACAACGTAATCCTCCCAGAAGGTGGACTGGACATCGTCGAAGGTCTTGAAGCTCGTATCGCTGAGCTTGAAACTGATCTGAACGAGTCTGAAGCTAAGTCTATCGAACTCACCAAGCAGCTTTCGGAAGCTACTGAAGCTGAGATCGTGGCTGAGATTTCTGAAGGCCTGACTGAGACCCAGAAGGACCGTCTGACTTCTCTTGCTGAGAACATTGAGTACGCAAACGTCGATGAGTTCCGCACCAAGATCACTACGATCAAGGAGTCCTTCGTAGCGAAGAAGACTGTTGGCGCTGAAGAGACCCTCAACGAAGAGTTTGAAGGCGACGTAACTGAAGCTGCTGCTAAGGTTGACCCAACGATGGCATCGTACCTCTCTGCTGTCTCAAGAACTTTGAAAAAATAAGTTTTATAAATAATCATAAATTAAAGGAGATTAACACCCATGAGTCACAACGACGAATCTAAGACCCAGATGCTGGTCAATAAGTGGAAGCCGCTCCTCGAGCATGCTGAGCTTCCTAAGATTGCCGATCTGCACCGCCGCAACACAGTAGCAGCTCTGCTTGAGAACACCGAAAAGGCCCTTCTTGAAGGTTCTGATTGGTCTCCGAAGAGCCTGATGGAAGCTAACCCGATCAACCAGACCGGTAACGTTTCTAACTACGATCCCGTCCTGATCTCGCTCGTTCGCCGCGCGATGCCTAACCTGATCGCATACGACATCATGGGTGTTCAGCCTATGACAGGTCCTACCGGTCTCGTATTTGCAATGCGTTCGAACTACGCGAACAGCACCAATGCTGCTATTGCTGAAGCCTTCTACACTGAAGCCGACACCGGTTTCTCTGGTACGGGCGTTGCTGCAGGCACCACCGGTACTGCGAACACTGCTAACAGCGGTGGCGGCGTAACGACTGCTAACATGGAAGTGAATACTGCATTCACCGAAATGGCGTTCACCATCGAGCAGGTTTCAGTTACCGCGAAGTCTCGCGCTCTGAAGGCTGAATACTCAATGGAACTTGCACAGGACCTTAAGGCTATTCACGGTCTTGACGCTGAGTCTGAACTGTCGAACATCCTGAGCTCGGAAATTCTTGCGGAAATCAACCGCGAAATGATCCGCACCCTGTACACCACCTCTGTAACCGGTTCTCAGACCGATACTGCAGTGGCTGGTACTTTCAACCTCGACGTCGATGCAAACGGCCGTTGGTCAGTTGAAAAGTTCAAGGGTCTGATGTTCCAGATCGAACGCGAAGCTAACAAGATCGCGAAAGACACTCGTCGCGGCAAGGGCAACATCATCCTCTGCTCTGCAGACGTAGCATCTGCTCTTCAGATGGCTGGTGTACTTGACTACACGCCTGCTCTTAACAGCAACAACCTTCAGGTTGACGACACGGGCAACACCTTCGCTGGTGTACTGAACGGTCGCTTCAAGGTTTACATCGACCCATACGCTGGTGGCAACTACCTGATCGTTGGTTACAAGGGTTCAAACACCTTTGACGCCGGCCTCTTCTATTGCCCATACGTTCCTCTTCAGATGGTTCGCGCCGTCGGTGAGAACTCCTTCCAGCCGAAGATCGGTTTCAAGACACGCTACGGCGTGGTTGCTAACCCATACGCTGCTGGTGCAACGAAGGGTAACGGTGCTCTCACCGCTAACACCAACGTTTACTACCGTCGTACGTTCGTTACGAACCTCCTGTAAAAAGAAGGCCTTAAGGCCCGAAACAAATCAGGGAGCCTTTCGGCTCCCTTTTTTATGACCACGATAAGAAGATGGCCACGAGGATCAGTGCACAACACAGTGCCGTAAAGCCTGTGGGCTTCTTTTCAATTGGATTCCAGAAGATAGATATCATTTCTTCTCTGCCCGTTTCTTGAGATCTTCCTCACTGAGAACTTCAGGAGGATCGTACGGCTCAAATGTGTACCGCCAATCACAACCGGTTTTACCGCTCTTCAGATCGTCGACGAGTTTTCGGTGTCTTGCTATCTGGCGCTCTTGATATCGAACACCATTTAGCATCTTTTCTTCATCGATCGTTGGTAGGTATTTCTTTTGATCCGCTGTAAGGGTCTTGGAGACTTCGATCGCCTTGAGTTCATCATCAACCAACCCTTGATGAAAAACGATCTCACTCTCAATGTCTTTGACGGCTTGCTGAACACATTGTGTGTTCAACTCCTTTATTAGCTCTGTGATTCGCTCAGGTGAGGTTGAGAGGAGCCAACTGTCTGTCTCCAACCAGAACTGGAAGTCCCGATCGTGATAATCATAGTGGCTGTAACTGACTTGATAGAGTGCCATTACTTCACCTGATGAATTTCGAGGAGATCGGTCTCGGTGATTTCCGGATCATAATAGACCGTGATGAACTTGAAAACTTCATCGGTCTCGCCCTCAATCTCTACGACTGGCCATCCGCCAGGACCGGCATCTTCAACCTTACGAGCGAAAAGTCCTTCGCGCTGGGCGACTGCCACGAAGCGCTGGAGACCGGTAGTGATGTCAAATTGAAACTTCTTCATTTGGAAAGCTCCTTTCCGTTGATCATGATTTAATCTATATCATAAAGCTTCGTATGTCAACTACTTTTTTTAAGAAACATTCACCCACTGGTTTGCTTCGGTGACCCACATTTGAATTTGGCCAGCCTGCATGTACCAGTCGGGAGCTGTGCTCGTGGTGTTTTGGGCGTTGAACTCCTGAACTCTCGTACGGGCTTGTTCAATCGTGGTCACTTCTTCTTTTAGTTCCCACCACTCGTACGTCTGACCCCAGCCACGTTCAGACTCTAGAACTTCCATGCGAAATTTAGCCATATTGCCTCCTATAAATAGAATTAATCGTAATATAAAGGTGAAGAATTGTCAACTATTAATTCAAATTATCTGAACCTCGGCAACTTCGTATTTGATCTGAAGCGTCTGCCGACCGTCAGCTTTATGATAAAGTCCGCTACATTGCCGGCACTCGATTCCACTCCAGCATTCGTCTCAAACCCGTTCAATAACTTTCCGTTGCCGGGTGACCACATGAATTACTCTCCGTTCACCATCACGTTCTTCGTTGATGAAGAGATGACCAACTACAAGGAAGTCTTCTATTGGATGAACGGTCTGTATTTTCCTCGCAAGTGGAGTGAATACCAAACGTTGAGTTCGCTCGATCGTACACCCGGTCTTGGTCAAGGGATCACGTCTGATGCAAGCCTCGCAATCCTGAACTCAAATAAGAAGGTTATAAATACCTTGCAGTTCAAGAATGCGTACCCAACCAACATGAGCAGCATCAGCTACACGTATGAAAATGAAATGACGACCTATGCGACTGTCGATGTGACGTTCGCTTATCAGGACTTTGACTTCTCTTAAGAAAGTACATAATGACCGTTGACGAGATCTTCGCAGAGTGGGAAGCCGACTCTGACATCAAGGCCACCGACCTCGATCGAGAGGCACTGAAAATCCCGAAGCTCCACCACAAATACTATCGCATTCTATCAGGCGAACGTATGAAACTCCGAAAAGCCGAAGGGGATTTTATGATCCTCAAGAAGCAGAAGCAGGAGTACTACATGGGAACTCTCGACCAAGAGACCCTACGAGAGAAAGGATGGAGACCTTTCCGTATCCGAGTACTCAAGCAAGACCTGGCAACATACACCGATGCCGACGAGGAAATCATTCAGCACACTCTGAAGATGGCGGTACTCAAAGAAAAGATCGAAAT